CCCCCCCGGCGGCGGCTGAGCTGAAACGCCGTATGGGGGGTGGCGGACTGCAAGCGCGGCCGCGGCGTCAACGTGTGCACGCTGCAGCATGCGCCGGCCACAACCGTCTGAACAGCTGTCTGGACGATTCAACGAAGCACAAGCGAGCTCACACGTGTGCGCGCATGTGTGTGCACGCGGACGCGTCCGATGTTGAAACGACTCAACCGTCGCACGGTAAGCGCAACGCTCCACACTGGCGGCCGCCAGTGTGCTGGCGGACGGAGCTCCGATGGAGCTTTTATCGACCATCCCTAACGTTAACGAAACTTTAATACCGAAACCGTTGTCGAACTAAACAAAATGGTTATAGTGCTAGCACACAAGAACGAAGCGCCCGACCGCTAGTAACAGTCGAGCGCTTCTAACCAACAGAACGAGGTAAGCGTTCCGATGGCTAAAGCCATTCTCTCTCGCGATGCGCTCAAAGCGCAATTCGGTTTCTGCGACATGCTGACACCAGACGGTTACAACCCGAAGCTTAAGAAAGGACGCGCACGCGGTTATTCCAGCGCTGTCCTACACCTTGCCCCGGCGAACCGCTCCGGCCGCGAGGTTTGCCACCATCGCTCGAAGGGTTGCACGCTGGCGTGCCTGAACCTCGCCGGTCACGGCGGGATCATGCTAGACGCGGCCGGTCTCAACGCCGTACAGCGGGCCCGCATCGCGCGGACTGACATGTACTTCGATGCCCGGGCCATGTTTTTCTGGGTTCTGGTAGACGCGATCGAATCGCACATTCGTCGGGCAGTCAAGAAAGGTTTGACTCCGGTGGTGCGCCTCAACGGAACGTCTGACCTCGATTGGGAAAACGAAGGGTTCACGGATCGCTCCGGCGAGGAGTTCGCTAGCGTCATGGCCCGGTTTCCCGGTGTGCAGTTCTATGACTACACCAAGAACCCGGCGCGCGCCATGCTGAGCGCCTACAAGCGCCTCCCGGCTAACTACGTGATCACGTTCAGCCGGAGTGAAACCCGCGCCAACAATCGCGCTTGCGAGAATGTGCTGGCCGCCGGTGGCAATGTCGCGGTCGTGTTCAACATCTGCCGATGCAAGCGCGCTTGCAAGCATGAGCTCCCGGACATCGGGTTCACCTATTTCGGCCGCCGTGTCATCTCGGGTGATCACGACGATCTACGGTTCTTGGATCCAACAGGAGTTGGAGTCGTTGTCGGATTGAAGGCTAAGGGTCCGGCGAAAACGGACGCGTCCGGCTTCGTTGTCGACATTCGAGACGAAGCTACCGAACTGCGACAGGCTGCCTAGCCTGTCGCCCACAGAGGAGAATCCCATGGCACTCCCCACTACCACGACCGCGGCCGATATCCGTAAGGCGGCCGCCGAGTTCGATGCCAACCCGGCCCGGTTTCACAAGCCTACAAAGTTTGCGGTCGTGATTGACGGCCGCGCCTATCCTCCGAAAGCAATCATCAGTCTGGCCACCGGTGTGCCGGTCTCCGGTTTCTCTGGCGGCATCGAATCGACCCGGTTCCTCGCTAAGCGAGGGTTCGAAACCGTAGCGCTGAACGAATCACAGCCCGGCGACTAGCCGGAGCATTCAAGAGGAGAATCCCAATGCGACCCGGAGAAACACGAATCTATTTCGCGGACGAAATTCACGTATGCGGTATCTGCGGCACCTACATGACGCCGGACACCCCGACGCATCACAGCCATGAGTGCCGCGACTGTGGCGCCGACATCGATTGCCACGGCCGCGAGGATCGCTACAGCGTGTGCATCGTGTGGGACGGCGGTAACGACCGCTGCCCGGTGTGCCACGCCGAACGCTAACCCTCCACAAGTCGAAACGTCGTGAGACGTCGTGACCGGGTTGACCTCCGGCGCTTGAATAAGACAGGTCAGAGAGAATCCCAATGCCAGACCAGTACACCTTTGAGCACGAGACCATGCGTGAACTGCGCCGGCTCGCGCTCAACGTTACCGATGAGCCAACGCGTGCCGCGCTCTTTTCCATCCTGCAGGTCGTGTACGACCTCGCCGAGGCTCAGTACAGGGCGACCCGCGATGGGCAATAGTCGCCCGGTTTCATTCGTGGACTACCGGTGTGGGCATTCCGCACCGGTCCGCGGCACCGGCGGCGAGGTCGACCGCGACTGCCCCGCATGCACCAAAGCACTCGGCTGCCTGGCAGACATGCTCGCAGCCGCTCGAGAGGAGAATCCCTGATGGCTAAAACAAAAGAGTTCCTAGACAGGCCGCACTCCGAACCGGTTTCAATCAATCGGCTCGAGGTGCGGTCGTGGAGGCGCCAGCGCTGGCTGACGCAGCCACAACTCGCACAGCTGTTGGGCGTGCGTCCGCAAACCGTGTACCGCTGGGAGTCCGGCGAGTCGAGCGTGCCAGCGTTCCTCAAGCTCGCGCTCGATCAGCTCGACACGCTGCATTACTGGAGCCCGGACGGCGTCGATGCGCTGGCGCGGCTGGGCCCGGTCTCGTGACCCGCCGTACCAGCAGCCAGCAGCCGAACAGCGTGGTTGTCGGCTGGGTCGAGGTGTGGTCCACCACGCCGACGCAAGGCTTTACCGCTGAGGGCACGGTGCCGCTCAAGCTGCCGCGCATCACAGCCCGCTTCGAAGGCGGCCACTACCGTCTCCGCGAACGCAAGGCGCTTGCACTGCCGCAGGAGCCGGCCTCATGACCGGCCATCGCTGGGCGACCGGCGCCGACGGACCGACCTGCGCGCGCTGCAATGGCTTGCAGGCAAGCATGGCCGGGCGACCTTGCCCGGCCGACGAGGACACACGCATGGACCAGCACCTGATCGACTACACCGTCCGCAACATCATGACCGGCGATGAGGAGGACATTCGAGTCCTGGAGCTCACACCCGACGAAATGCTCGGCTTTCCGGAGCCTGTACGCGACGAGGCCATCGCACTCATCGACGATGCGCAGCAGACCGGCTCGCACTGGGCCACGAACCAGGCGCACATCCTCGACCTGCTGCTTCCCTACATCAGCAACCATGCGCTCTTCGATGCTGACTACGAAGCGTGGGAGCGCAAGGTGCTGGGCGACGAACGCATCCTCGATGGCAGCTCGCCTGAAGACGTAGCCATCGTGGTGAGCCTGGTGCTCAAGACCGCGGCCGACGCGGCCATTGAAAACTGGGACGACGGATTCTGGGAGGACTTCCACCCGACCACCACCCGCCGCGAGCTCCTCGAGAACTTCGTCGGCTTCATTCAGGCATGGCTCGAGGTCGACGACCCGGACTTCGAACTGCCGCTCATCGAACCTGCGCAGGACTGCTGAGCCATGAGCCACTTCGATAAGGATTACTTCGACCGTCTCGAAAAGCGTCGCGCTGGCGACCCGGATTACGAGTCCCCGATTCGGCCACCCCAGCCCAAGCCCAAGCCGCTCACAAAGTACGAGCAGTTCCTGCAGGCCGTGGGCCTCATCCTCGCCATCATCGGCATCGCGGCGATAGTGATATGGATCGGCAGCATGAGCGGGTTACACTGAACCTGCGGAACGACACGCACAAACAACCCTCTATCAAGCCTCGGTAGTGGTTCTCGGAGGACCCCGGCCGGCTGGATAGGGGGTTTTTTGTACCCTTCCGCTGGGCAGCCCACCTTTGAGTACCTGTGGCTGTCGCACTCGCACGAGACGGAACCCTCCGCGGTAAGCGGCTGGGCCCGGCTGTCGGCGCCAGGCCGCCCTACCACCCGTACGGTGCCGCGCGCGAGCTGATGCGCAATCGCGACCGCGAGGTGCTGCTGTCCGGGCCCGCCGGCACAGGCAAGAGCATGGCGTGCCTGCAGAAGATCGACCTGGCTGCCAGCCAGACACCGATCCGCGCCGCCATCATCCGCAAGCTGCGCACCGCACTGACGCAGGCAGCTATGGTCACCTTCAAAGAGAAGGTCTTACCGCCGCCGCCGAACGCGATCTGGTTTCACCACGAGGACCAGGAGTACCGCTACCCGAACGGCAGCCGCGTGGTCGTGGCCGGCCTCGACGACCCGCGCAAGGTGCTCTCGACCGACTTCGATCTGATCTATGTGCAGGAAGCCACCGAGCTCGAAGAGAACGACTGGCAGATCCTGTTGACGCGGCTCAGAAATAACGCGCTGTCCTACCAGCAGATCATCGGCGACTGTAACCCGTCGTACCCAAACCACTGGCTCAAGCAGCGCTGCGACGCCGAAGACGCCACGCTGCTGGAGTCGCGCCACGAGGACAACCCGCAGTTGTTCGACCACGAGACCGGCGCGTACACCGAGTTCGGCAGGGAGTACCTCAAGACCCTCGACTCGCTGAGGGGCTACCTGCACAAGCGGCTGCGGCTGGGGCTGTGGGTCGCCGCCGAGGGCATGTTCTTTCCCGAGTGGGACCCCGAGCTGCACCTGGTCGACGTCGAAGACGAATTCCCCAGAGACTGGCCG